TTCTGGAGTCCATACCTGTACCGCAGGTGGATCGGGTACATCTTGTATAGGATCTACTAAAGTTACTATTACGATTGACTAGACTTTGGCTGCTGGTTTTATTAGCATTACCTGTAAGAGCATTAGCAGTGCCCGTAGTGCCTCAGTTCCGTTCTGGATCTTCTCAAACTTCAAGCACCTCAGAACAAATAGTAAATGAAGTTATCACAAGTCACCAATACCGCACAGGATACTCCTACTCAGCATCAGGACATAATATCAAATCTGAAACGGGATATATCAACCCTACTCCTACGACTACGAACCAACAGACAGCTGGAGGAGTAAATTTTAGTTGGACTTCACCAAACTTAGAAGCTATACCACGTTGGGGGATTGTAAACGATGGAGCAGCTTTCTCTCTTCAAGAAACACTAATCACTCCAGGGCTAGACACAGTAACCACCATAACTCGTCAAATAAATACAAGCACTACAACAGAAACTACAACTACCTTTGGGCAATAGTCTTATTGACAATTCCTGTAAAGCCAGTCATAGCCTCGACTACCGTGGCCAGTCCCAGTTCTAATGCACAAGGTGTCGTTAATAACAATGCCACAATGATAACGCCATCAGCTATGCCATCTTACAGAATGAGTCAGGGTATAGTTTGTGCTTCCCCTAGTCTTACAATTACACCTTATGTAACAGATGCTTGGTCATTTAACAGGCCAATAGAACAGGTCACTAGGCAGAATATATATGACGAAGATACTGGAGAGATAAAGTATGTTCAAGAGACTCCTAGATTTGAAAAAGATAATTTTAATTTAAATTATGGTATCTCTGCTCAATTTAATATTCCATTGGGGAAATCACCGGCACTTTGCCATGAAGCAACAGCAGTAAATATTGAAGCTCAAAGATTACTAATCAAGAAAACTAAAATGGAAATCAGCCTCTATCGTTTGGAGATGTGCTCAAAAATGGCGACCCAAGGAGTGACCTTTAAAGCTAATACTCCTAGTGCTGTTACCTGTGAAGATATTGTTGTCAACATTCCACCAAACCAAGTTATCCCACATACTCACAAAATAGATCAGTAGACAAGTCACGGGTATTAAACTTATCTACGGATTATTATTTTACATCTTTTTTCTTCTTTGAAAGCTTTTTTATTAGATTTTTTACTAAGGGTTTGACAATATTAAGCAGTAGTGGAGTAGTGGCAGCAACAGTAGCAATAGCAGCAGTACTAATAAGCTGTGCAGGGCCAGGTATGTATTGCTCAATGAACGTAACGTCTTCATAGAGAGTTATACATTTGCTACCATCTTCGCTTCTTTCGTGGCCTATAACACGTTCCAATCGTTTATCGTTACGAAAGTCTCCTACTCGTTGATCGTTTTTACCAGGGCAGGGAGGAAAATCTGGCGGGGGTGGTTTAGGTAAATCAGGAATTTTTGGCTGCTCTGTTTCTGGGAAGGGCGGTGGTTCATTATTGATAGGTGCTTGCTCTGTAATGACAAGATTCTCAGGTGTATAGTCAAGAGGTACAAAACTAGGAAACGGAAAATCGCACGTTGTAAATACACCATTTGGATCTTCCAATAATAAATTACGATTACCAGTATTTTTTATATCACGATGTTGATAAGTACAACCAGGAACATCAATATCTGGTGGCTTTGTAATAGTTAAATAGTGCGGACTATATATTTCTGGAACGTCTGGGATGTATATCTCAGGAGTACTTATATCAGGTATATCAATCGAAGGCATCTCTTTTCTTTAATACTTCTACCTCTGAGAAGCATTTAGGACAAGATAGATTAGTCATTACAGAAAACTCAGGATAACCATTCATATTTTTTTCAATATCAATGTCACCACCTATAGTTAGCTCTGTATCGCACCAGTAGCGGTTCATTTAATAATCGGCATAGATGGCCCAGTAACTTTAGGTAAACCCTGATCTAACATTTTTGGCATCATTCCAGAAACATTACCAAGAATCTCATTCATAACTCTTGCTTTGAACTGTTCTGAAGTTACATACTTGTAACCAAAGTACGCTCCACCACTCATGGAGGCTACCATTACAAATGAGATAATACTCAAAACATTAGCGATTTTTTGAAACATGATCAAAGAAGTTCTTAATAAAATGGTAGCACCACTCACTCTGATGATGCTATTGCTTCTTGTGGGGTTGATGCCTCTGTATCTGATGGCTGGGTTGATTCGGGTACAGCTTGAGTCTCAAGGATCTGCTGTTCCAAAATCTTCATCGCTCCATTAGTTTCGTGCAGAGCAATCCATAGTTGCTCTCTTTGTTGAGCAAGTTGCTGTAGTCTTTCTTGTAAATTCATAATTTAGTAGAGTTTTTTACCAGCAACAATGGCTGCATCAATGGCTGTAAATGATTCAGTAGTCCAGATAGATGTTGTTTCATCTAATTTTTTGTAAGCCTTGATAATCTCAAGATGCTGTACATTTCTTTGAATTTTTGCTTTGAAGTCATCATCAGTTTCATCTGATGTTTGTGCTGTACCTATCACTGTGACACTATCGCTAGCAGCAGAAAAGATTGCTGCGATTTCATCTGCGGTTTTTTCTTCCATAATAAAAAATAAATTACTTCTAGTTTACCCTGCTTCTAGGGTTGTGACTTTTGCGGATAACTCTTGTACAGCTTTTACTAATACAGGAATTAATTTACCCTGTTTAGCTTCTAATTTATCTGGATTCTCTTCCATAACTAAATCTAAATATTCTAATCCCTTTTGAGCTTCTTGTAATTCCTGTGCAATGAAGCCTGCTCTTACAGTACCATCTTTACTTGGCACACCTTCTCTGGTTTGCCATTTAAACTGACGAGGAGAAAGACTATTTATAAAGTCTAAACCAACACTTAAATCTACAATATCAGTTTTATCTCTTTTATCAGACAAGGAGCTAATTGAAGTATCAGCACAACGCAAAGAAGTTATGTTTGGATCGCCAAGAGTGATTTCATTACTTACAGTTGCAGAAGACGCTTGCGCTTTATAACCAATAAGACTGTTATTAACACCACTAGTGACGTTATCACCAGATTCACGACCAAGACTTGTATTATTATTACCAGTTGCGAGAGATAATGCATCTCTACCAACTCCGGTGTTACCGATTCCAGTGGTATTAGACTGAATAGCATTTGTACCCACGGCTGTGTTTGATTCTCCTGTTGTATTAGCTCCTAAAGAATCTTGTCCCACAGCTACGTTTGGAGTGCCTGTAGTATTTGCATCTAAAGCCCCATAACCCATCGCAGTGTTTGAAGTTCCAGTTGTGTTTAAATCCAAAGCATGATAACCCACAGCAGTATTATTATCAGCCGTGGTATTAGCAGATAAAGCTCCCGTACCAATTCCTGTGTTTTGTGCTCCAGTTGTGTTTGATACCATTGCATCTTTACCTACTGCAGTGTTATCACTAGCTGTCGTATTACTAAACAAAGCTTGAAGACCAATAGCAGTGTTATTACTTCCTGTAGTGTTAGTAGTAAAAGTACTTGTTCCAACCGCTGTATTATTTGAGCCTGTAGTATTAGCATCAGCACAAGTCATACCAATACCAACGTTGTTTACTCCAGTTGTGTTTAGAAGTAAAGCAGCATACCCAACAGCAGTGTTATTATCTGCACCTGTTTGATTTGATAAAGCAAAACCACCTACGGCTGTATTTTGAGTACCTGTTTGGTTTAAACCTAATGCTCCATATCCAGCACCAGTGTTGTAATTAGCAGTTGTATTCCTTTCGCAAGCCAAATAACCTAAACCAGTGTTACCAATACCAGTTGTGTTTTCTTCTATCGCAGAATGACCAACTCCTGTGTTTGAATGTCCTGTGGTGTTTGCTGTTAAAGCATTAGTACCTATAGCTACGTTGTTACTAGCTGTAGTGTTTGCATCTAAGGCATTAACACCTAAAGCTACGTTGGAAGTTCCAGTGGTGTTTGCAAATAAAGCAGCATACCCAACAGCAGTGTTGTTATCTGCTGTTTGATTATTTTCTAATGCACTTGTACCTACACCTACATTTTTTGCTCCTGTTGTATTATCGAATAAAACATAAGAACCTATAGCAGTATTGTTGTTTGCGGTTGTATTTAACCTTAAAGTTTGTGTACCTAAAGCTACATTATTTTCTCCAGACGTATTTGCTGTTAATGCACTATTACCAATCGCAGTATTATTTCCACCAGTAACAGCAGCATCTAAAGCACTTTCTCCAAGAACAGTGTTACCAGCAACAGAGTTTGCACCTTTACCAACATTTACAGAATTTATTGTTCCATCAGCAGCAAATGCTGGACCACCAGTAAGGGTAAATAAATTTATATGAGCATTATTAGAAGTATTTCTTAGCTGCATAATACTTGATGTTGTATTAGCAAAAAACTGACTTGCGTAATTTGTAGATGGTGCTGATGATCCAGAGTTATTTGAAGATATTGCTAGTAATGCGTTATTAATATCAGCCCTGACGTTTGCTCCTGTGGAGTTATCTATAACATAATCATGTTGAGCCATTGTCTAACCTAATTTTTTTATCTAAGTATATCCTACTTTAAAATTAACTACCACGCCCAAATCCTGTGGCAGCATATTTGAAATTTCTATTAACATGACTTGATCCGTTCTTTACATCTATATCAAAACCTGTCGAAGATATATTTGATAAGGCAAAGAAATCACCTGACTGTCCGTTTTCAATAGTTATTCCGATTGATGGCAAAACAGAATTTGCTGCAATGCTAGTGCCTGACTGCCCTGTGAAGAAACTATTTGTAAATGTAACTGATTTTGTAGATGTGCCTGATGCTATAAATCCACCAGCAGATGCTCCTGCATTACCAAGACTTGTCTCTGTCCTGCTTTCCAGTTCTGCTGTATATCCAAGCTGATCTATTTCTATTGATTGTGCTGGGTCATCTGAGTCCATTTCACATCTGAATTTAAATCCTCTAGCAACATAAGTTCCATTTACAAACGGGTTAAATTGACTAAAGTTTGCTCCATAAGTACAAGATGTTCCGCTTGATATGGTTGCACTTGTAGCAGAGGTGACTGTAAAACTATTCGCATCTGGAACTGTCTGTATTTCATAATTACCATCTGTTGCAGATCCAGCAGTGAAATCTATTACTACAAAATCACCTGCTGCATATCCATGCGAGGTCTTGGCAATCGTAATCGTAGTCCCACTCTGTCCGTAGGTGGCTGACACTGATAAATCAGGATCTAGGTCACTTGTGGCAACGAGAAGAGAGGCTCCTACATTGAATGCGGTGGTTGCGTCAAAATCAGTCCAAGTATCTATGTTTGCGGTTCTTCTATCAATCAGATTATTAGGATAAAAACCCTGAGTTACAAAATGTCTGCGTAGTCTTAACGGCTGCTTACCACCTAAGTCCAAAGTATTTGCAAACTCATAAGATCCACCTGTTATATCTACAGCACCAATAAAATCAAAGTCTGCTATAGCATCAAAGTCTGACTCATCATCAAGTGTTACAAGTGAACCAAGGACAAGACCATTTACATCATCTGAAAAAAAACAATCAACTTTTGTACCACCAAAAGGAGGGCTGTCAGTATCTTCTCTATCTTCTAAAACCGTAAGTTTTGGCAGTGTATTTGGAACTGTTTGTATCATAGTGACAGAAGCATCACCAGCACTTAAACGGCCACCATCATCTTTGAATTTTAGGTGGTATGTGCCATTTACAATATTCGGTACAATTGACTCGCTGACATTTCCAGAAAGTGCAGGTAAAACGTCAACAGCATTAGTAAAAGTTGAGCCAGTTGTAAGATTAGAACTACGAATAACGACATTTCCACCATGAGTCACATCACTCTCTGTGGACTGATCAAAACGCAATCTTACAAATTCATCTGATAGAGGTTCAATTCTTAAATTTTGCACATCTGCTGGGATAGCAGTTTTACCAAGAGCGTTAAAAGTTAAATCAGCAGAAGTCGCACTTGTCTGTAATGCAACGTTATAACTAAACACTTGAAACTCATAGGTTCCAATATCGGTGTTAAATATCTCAAAATCTGGAGAAGAAACTGTTCTGGAAACAAAGTTACCATTGTTAAATCTATAGTTAACCTGATACTGCGTAACACCAACAATAGGCTGCCAACTAAGAATTAATTTAGATACCGCCTGATTATTTATTACAAGAATTTTTTCTTCTGCTAAAAGTGACCCAGGTGGTTCTTTTAGTTCATTCAATATGGATACACTTCTTGCTGGTAAAGATGCACCATCTTCAATAAATGCGTATTTTTCATTTACATAAGATAAAGCTGTAATTGAATAAAATAATCCCTCCTGTTCTTCAACTGTTATTACTCTAAATTTTTGAGCTTCAACTGTATCATCCTGTAATAACCAAACCGTGTTTACATTTGGAGTTTGTGAAAACGCAGAAGATACAGTTATAACTGCTCCAGATATACTTGATATTGATTTTGTTTCTACTGTTCCATCAGGCAATATTACAGATAAGGTTGGATTATTTGTTGTTGGCAAATCGGTTGCAGCGGAATCATCTACAGTTATTTCTGTTGTTGTGGCTGCTGCAATTCTTCCACCTCGTCTAAGGCCAGAGCGAACAGGATCAGCAATTTCTATTACAGCACCAGGTCTTACAACAACACCAGAATCTATGGAAGTTGCAAATGTAACTATTTCAGATTCATTTTGCTCGGCAAAAAGTATTGCTTTTGCCAATCTTTGTGCCTGACCTCGGCTGGTGCAGGCGAATGCTTTTACCTGTTTAATAATCACTCCCAACTTGGCTATAGAGGCAGTATCTTCATAAACTTCATAATCTATCTCTCTACTGTCCATATTGAAGTAAGAAACAGAAACCACAGTATTTCTTGTTTTTAATCCACTTCCTGAATAGCTGAAACCTGCATCAGTTACGTTGGCTAAATTAAATAAATAACTTGCGTCTTTTGGACTATCTTGAGCAAGTTGAATACTACCAGCAGACCATATTGGCATACATCTCATCACACCAGCAAGTTCATTTATCAAACTAAATGCCTCATTAGATGATTGAATATTTACATTGCAACTGAATCTGGCTTCCTGTCCTCCAAATCCATCATCAACAAGAGTATTAGCAAACTTACTGGCAGTAACAAAAGAGAAAAGATCAAGAGAACTATCAGTTATATGATTACCGAATCCATATCTGGTGTCTGTAAGTAGATCTAAAAGAATCATGGCAGGGCATGAACACCATTGAGCAGCACCCATAACTCCATTAAAAATGTATCCGTCTGGGTACACTATCCTGCCCGTTGTGCTGTCAATACTTGGAGTACCAGAACTATTTGCACCTGCTCCTGGAATCCTTACTTTTATTCCTCTAATACGATACTTTCTTGAAGGAATTGATTGAAATTGCATTGAATCCAATCTGAGAGAAGCGTAAGCACTGTTGGCATAGGTGGAGGGATCATCTATTATCTCTGCAAAACTTGTCCATATAAAAGAATCTATAAGACTTGTAGATGTGCTATCAGCCGTAATTCTTGTAACTCTTATATCAACAGGAAAAGCACCTGTAAGGTTTACTCTGTAATCCCTTTGGTACGCATCAGCAGTTCTACCTGTAACTGTGTCAGTTATAACATCTGTAAAACCACCAGAATTATATTGAACGGATATTTTTAACTGAACACTTGAACCAAGTAAATCACCTGTATCTGTTGCTTTTTGCAACTGTGGAAAGGTTATTGTTATATTTGCAGCATCAACATTTGAGTTTGTTATCTGTCTGGTTACTGGAGTTGCTGCCGTTACAGTGCTGCCTACAGATGTTATTGAAGAGCTACTTTCTATTCCCTCAACATTTGTCTGATCTGACGTTCCAAATCTAGGGTTAAATGTTACATCTTGAAAATTAAAATCAGTGGTTTGTGGATTTGATGAATCAGCAGTAGACTTTAAGACAGGGGTATCGTTAAGGAATACATCTTTTAAGGCAGCGTTATTATATGCAGTAGTTCCTTTTGTAAGTCCTTCTTTTGATGCCGAAGCAAAACCTTCTATTTCTCCTTCAGAAATTAAATCTAATAAAGTAGCAAAACTTCTACTATGTAAATTATCAGGTGTTCTTGTAGGTTGCGGCGGTGGTGGTGGGCTTCCTCCACCTGAACCAATAATTTTTTTTGGTGCGTTTGTCATGCTTGTACTTGCTGAACGTCAACTGAACCACTGATCACGACTGAGCCAGTTACGATTTCTCCGAAAACTAAAGGTACTGGAGTACCAGCCCGTGATGTATTTTGCGTACCAGAAAAACTGAATGATAACTGTGGATCTTGCTCTGAATTAAATCCTTCAAATTTAGGTAGAGGAAATAACATTTCACTTACACCAGACAATACAAGCGAAGCACCGACAGCACTTGTTAAAGTTCCTATTTTTGTTGCTAATAATGCACCTTGAGTTGAGATTCCAACTACTCCAGCACTAGAACCCAACAAACTTGTTGTTCCAAACATACCTGCTCCAGGGAGAAGAAAAGATGCTCCGATCAATGCAGCACCTAATAAAACTCTTCCTGTGCTTCCTCCAGCACCAACAATAACAGGAACGATATGTATATCTGCCTGTCCTATCGGATGATGTATTTCATCATGATTAATAGCATAATCACCAACTTTTACCTGATAATATTTAGGATTCATATATTTTTCTACCTTAGGAAAATTATTTATAAGAAAACTTACTGCTTTATTAAGATTGTCTACTTGTATTTCAAATTCTTTATGGCCTACAAACTCTGCAAGCTCGCCATATAATTTTAATTTACGCAGCATAACGATACCTACCTCCTGTGCATTTTAACAACCATTGAGAATAAGGTTCTCTACAAGATAGTCTATCGGTTAAATGATGTAAAACATCCCCATCTAAAAAAATAGCTACATGATTTAAACCAGGAGATCCTATAGACATCAATAAAGCATCTCCATTCATTGTTTTCTCATCTGGTCTTAATTCTCTAAAACCTGTTCTCCATGCACAAGTTTCAAATAATGGATTTAATACAAATTCTTCTGGAGTTGTAGGTCTATCCCAATCTTTTAATTCAATATTTTTTTCTTTTTTATACCAATCTCTTACTAAACTCCAACAATCAGTAACACCCCAAACCCAAGGTCTACCAAGTAAAGGTGGTTTATATCCACAAGGTTCACAATATCCCCACGTTTCTGTTTTAGGGTTAACAATATGCCAAGGGAGATTGCTTTGTTCGCAACTAATCTGATCTGCCTGACTAGGTGTAGGTGGTGTTACAGGATGACTGTGAACAACGGCTGTGATTTCTCCAGTATTATCTGCTTTTACATAATCCTCTGGATCAATAATAAAACATTGATGATCTGTCATTGAAAGATTACGACAGGGATAATACCTTTCTTTTCCTCGAATATTTAACAATAAGCCACAAGATTCCTTAGGATCTTGGTCTTTCGCATGAACAAGTGCATCTTCTTTCCAATTCATGCTATAAACGTACCAATTGAAGGAAATTCTGTTCTAGTACATTGCCTCTTGGGCGCTCTGATACCAGCAAGATCAAATACTGCTGCTAATTCAAACTGCACCACTTCTCTATTTTCTGCTGATTTTCTATCAATTTTATATATCTCCTGCGGAAACTCTGCGGTAGGATCTGGTGTGCCTAATGGATTAGTACTGTCAGGAAAATTAACAGCATCGAGATAACGTGCTAATGTTCTAATTCTAGTTACTGTTGCTCCTGTAAGATCAATACCTGTTGTCACCTGATTTACGTTTAATAAAATAGCTGTAATTGTTCCAAGGGCATTACTGATCGTTAAAGTTGGTCTGGGTAACTGTCCATTTGTAAAAGCAAAGCCTTCTGCTTGAATTGGTAATTTTATATATGTATTACCAGCCCATACAACATCTGCATTTGAATTAAGATTTGATCCATTATGAAATCTATAAATTGTCGATGCTCCATGCAAAGTACTATCTAGTTGCAGAGTAAATAATTCAATTATTGCTGAAGGATTGATCTTTTGAAGATCAGTAATAATAGGAGCAGTACTCATGGTTCAAATACTTCTCTAAATGTTGTCCGTATTGTAGCCCTGTTGTTATAAGGAATAGATTTTGTCCATGTTTCGCAGACAAATTTCTGTGCAGTAGATTCTCCAGGGGCAGTAAAATCAAAACTGGCATTGTCATTCGCACGGGCATCAAGAAAAGTCTCTATGGTATCTGCATCTGTTTCTGATACGTTAAAAACTAAATTATAAACTTTAGGATTTTGATTCTCAGCTAATCCAAATTTTATTCTATGCTCAAACCCATCAGCAAAACGCACTGTTCTTGTTAATGGTGCAGATCGTTTCTGCATACCATAAGTAGGATTTATTGAAGGAAATGTTGCCATTATGCGAGTAAACCCCCAGGTCGTTTTTGTTTAATTAATTCTGATTGTATTGCAACAGATAACACTCTTCCTAATTCTTCTCCACCTTGATTATCTCCCTCAACAGCAGAACCAGAAGCATCTACATTTACAACTATATTTGTCGGCCCTCCTCCTAATGAACTGTTCGGAGAAATCATACCTGCTGTGGATGGTGTGAATACTTCAGGCCCACGTTCTCCTACTAAATAAGAGCGCCCTGATAAAACAGAACCACCATTGGCTCTTTCTCCTGAAAAGAATTTTCCAATCCCTCCAGGCAATCCACCAAGGAAAGAAGCCACCCCGTATTGAATTATTGCTCTCTGTATTGCGCCAAATACACTTGATGCTACTTCTCCTAGAGTTTTAGTTCCTTTTATTGCACCATCTATGGCATCAACCAACCCTGTTTCAATTGTATTAGCAATAGAACCATATAAAGTTTTTATTCTTTCCAATTGCTGTTCATTTTTTTTGTCCTGTATTTCCTGTTGTTTTGCCACACCTAATTTTTTCTTCATGATTTCTATTTCTTCTTTAAGTCTTCTTATTTGCTCTTGTAAAAGGCCTGCACCTCTTTTTTGTTCTTTTTTTCTATTTAATGCAATTTCTAAGCGTGTTATTTCTGCTTTAATTGCTTCCTGATTACCTTCTTCTATTAATTTTTTATTTTTCTTTCTTTCTTGATTTTGTTTAAAAATAGCAGTTGTAACCAATCCAATAGCAGAAGCCAAAGCTACTAAAGGCAAAGCATTCATGGCAATTGCTAAAGCTCCTGTAGAGATGGCAAGTGCTTTAGTTGAAAGGGCAGCAGTTGCATTTGCTTTGGCAAGTGCTATTGCTCCTATAGATGTCGCTGCAAATTTAGCAATAAGAATAGTTTTTGCTGCGGATAATAAACCTACTGCTGCTGTTGTAGCTTTAAATGCTAAAGCTATTCCTGTAAATAATAATGCTGTTTTACCAATAGGAGAATTTATAAAGTTAGTTGCTACTTCTGTTAATTTTGTTAATCCATTAATTACAGGTAATACAACAGGGGTTAAAGAATCACCAAAAGCTCTTGATAAGTTTTCTGCTTCATTCCCTAACATTTTAAAAACCATAGTCGGGTCATTTTTAATTAACTCTTTTAATGCTGGAGCGCCATCTTTTTCTATTTTTCTTAATGCCCTAAGTACGACATCACTTGTTAATTTTCCTTGAGAAGCAAATTCTTTTAGTTTTCCAATATCTGTATCTAATTCTTCAGCAATTGGTGCAAGTATTGTTGGGATCTGTTCAGATATACTTCTAAATTCATCTCCTTGTAACCTTCCAGAACCTAAAGCCTGTGCCAACTGCCTAAAAGCATTTGATGCTTCTATGGTGGAAGCACCTGCTAATTTAGCAGCTGTATTAAATCCAAAAAATGTGGATTTTATATCTTCTACTCCAACACCTAAAGGAGCTAGTCTTGCTGTTATATCTGTAATTCCTTCAAGGGCTTCTGTAGAACTTAAGCCAAATGCTCTCTGAGCATCAGCAGCGATTTGCTGTGATCTGGCAAAAGTTCCTGATGATTTAGTTAATAAGCCTAATCTTACATTTAATTTTTGAAAATTAGTTGCTGTCTGAAGTGCATTTTTTGCCAATAAAGTTATTCCAATGCCACCAATAGCAGTTTTTAACCCACCAAATGCTCTCTGTAATTGATTTGTTTTGTTCTGAACACCCTGTAAAGCTCTAGTTGCACCACTAGCATCAACAGTAAGTCTTACATTCGCCTGTGCCACAAATACAAAAAGTCTTTATCTTAGTTTACCCTAATTTCTGTTTTTGTCGTTGCTGCGCTCTTTTTTCTTGTTCATGTTTGTTTTCATAATATGCAACCCAATATATCAACTCCTCTTCTGAAATAGAGTTTCTTAGTTCATTTAATGTTTTACCAAGTTCTGTTGCGAGAAAAAATTCAAAGTTTAGCCATGCATCTCGCTTTATTCGTTTTTTGCTGTATCAAGATCAAGTGTTACATCAAATAAAAATAGTTCTATATCATTTAAAACCTTCTCTGGAAGTGACCTTTGTAAGATTGGTGCATCTGACATATCAAAAGCTGGTGTTCCATCTTCTTTCTGTGCCATTTTACAAAGCAACTGCGTTGAAACAGTTAATGCCTCATCAGTGCCAGCTAACTGCTGTGCCTTTTGTCTATCAAATCTTGTTATTGGTGGAAAATATAAAGTTGTTAAAACCTTGCCAGATGCGTCTTTTAGTTCATATTTACGTCTTGCGGTCATCTCATCTTTATAAGCACCGATGAGCAGGTCTGCTGTTCTTTGATTTGCCATAAATTGGGGTTGATTGATTAGTTTGTTAGATTGCTGAAGTTATAGTTCCAGTTGGCTTGAATGTGATGCTGATTGTGTTTGCCTCACCAAGAGCAGAACTTTGGTCAAAGCTTGTGATGATGCCATTGAATGATATTTTTTGTGTAGCGCTTGAACTGTCTGGGAAAAGCTCAAAGGCTGCTGTGCCAAGATCGCCTGTGGTTAATACACCATCAATAAAAGTTGCTGTCTCACCAGATGCTGAATCATCATAAAGAAGTTCTGCACTTCCTTCACCTTCAATAAGACCACCGACAAACTGCTTGAAAGTGTCGCCTTGTGCTGTTGTCTCTTGAATATCCTTAGTGATAGACATTGACCAGCTTGTAGTTCCTAATACAGGGTTTACTGAAGAGCCAGCATCATCAAATTTAACTTGCCCAACATCACCTTTAACCTTTGCCATAACAAAAAAAAGAAAGATTTATAAATATATTAACCTTTTTCTGACTTTTTTACAGCCTTTTTATTTGCTTGTTGTTTTTCCATATATCTTTTGCATTGATTATCCCAATATTGAGGCTCTCTTCTTCCCTTAACAGCTTCAATAGCATCAAGCATTTCTTCTGTAATTTCCATTTAAAGATCCTCGTATATTCCAAATGTAATTCTGATTTGTGTTTGAAACTTACCTTCTGGACTTGATGCAAATACCTCAGGCCCTACAGGTGAATCAAAAATAACATTTGATACTGTCACTCTATTGTATAAGTCTCTCAACCTCTTGCAAATGGTGTAATTAGACCCTGCTCCGATACCCTCTTCTGTGAAAATATTAAGTATCATCAGACCGACAACATTATTTGTAGCACTACTTGTGTCTCCTTGGGTAAGATATTCATTTGCACCAAAACTTGTAAGACATTGAACAAAGGTATCTTCTGTTGTGGAATCAAATGCCATGTTATTAAATACAACAGGAATAGCTGGACTTGATGCAAGTTCTGTTGCCAGTCTTGCCTCGATTGTGGATCTGATGGTGTTTAAATCTATAGCAGCCATTTATATTCCTCTTTTAATTCTTTCATATTCTTTTCTAGCATATTGTTCAAGCTCTTTGCCTATAAGTTCAGGAAAACCAGGAACTGTTTTTTGTCTTGTTCTGTAAGTACCACCCCATGAGGGTGGCAAGTTAACACCAAAGCAAACAGGCTCTGCATAAGGCAGGTTATTTGTGACTGTTCCCTGTAATGGCTTTATATCTGTCTGCCATGCTGCTTTAAGTTGGCCACCTCCTTTGGGTTCACCTTTAAAAACAACTCTAACTGGTGTAGCTTTTTTCACTCTTTTAGTCCACTCCAAAGTAGTAGCTTTTACTAAATCCTCTACTGCTTCTCGCATAACATCATCAATTTGATCTAACCTTATTTGTCTTGCCATAATTACCTCAAAATAAGATCAAAACTTATAGCTGTATTATTTTGTTCATTTGTCACAACTTGAATAATTTTAAATTCAACACTGCTTATAACAACCCTGTCTTTTGTAGTTGGTACAAAAGTCAAATCTCCTGCTGATATTGTCAGTCTTTTATCCTGGGATTCAATCAGATCATTTACCTCAGATCTGTTTACATTTGTTAACGCACCCTTAACAGTAGTATCAGATGTGGATTCTGTAATAGCTCCTGTGGTTGTGTTATAACTGCCAGCCGTTACCTGTCTGATAGTCACATCACCTCCAAGTTTGCTCAAAGTCTTTGATGCTGCCTTTTTTAGTGCGTTGGCAAGACTCATAATGAATAAGCTATGACCTGACCACTCGCAAGAGTGATACTTGTGATCACACCACAAACTTCAGATGATGCTTTCATTGTGATGCCATTTATTGTTGAAGAACCATTCTCTGTTAAGTTCTCAGCAACAAAAGTTGCCTCCGCATCTGTCAGACAATGCACCTTACCAAATCTGCCAGTATGGGCATTTGTATCTGTAATGATGATTGCTGCTGGGTATTCGTAACCGTAGCCCATTTTCATGACCTCTTAATTTGTAAGTTT